GAATGCGATAATCGCCCTAATCGCATATGACGACGCCAGTAAATATCTAGCCATGCCTGTCGACCACCTGCGTGTTTGGGCTATTCTCAGTGAAGAACCAGCAGCAATTCTATTGATTCCAGCAGTGATTGCGTTTGAACGAATTCGTGAATTGGAATGTGTATGAAACATCAATGGCGTAATGACGAAACAACATTTGGTATGCCTGATCTAACTTATTGTAAGGTTTGTAATACAGTAGAAACTGTGTATAATACCAAAGAAGAATGTCCAGGAGTCAAATGTATCAAATGTTTAAGCCCAACTGAATGCGATGGTGTAAACTGTTTACAACGACTTCCAACCGAAAGCCAACCACTGATTTATCGTTTGCGTAAACGTGCAGAGATTCGTAGACAAATCCCAGGCAGGAAAAGTGTAGAAGAGGGCAAGGCTGATCGTATTGCCGACTTGTTAGAAGAGGCAGCAAATAAACTTGAACAAACAAACTTAAAGTAAATAACATATGAGTATACTAAGAGAATATTCCAGAGACAGTCATAATTTAGTTGAATCAACAAAATTCATGCGGGCAATTTTTGAAAAAAAGTTGCCAATGAATTTGTGGTATGATTTTGTTTATCAAAAATCGTTATTTTACAAAATCATAGAAGATACCGCATCAGCGTCCAAGTACACTAATGATTTTATTGAAATCAATAGATCTTTTTTATTGTATTTAGAATGCAAGCATCTATACAGTGATTTAAAGTATCGTGATGAAGCCATTGAATACTTTAAGTATTTAAAGTCAATCAATGTAGGTGACAGACGAATCCTAGCGCACCTATACACCTGGCATATGGGCGACATGTATGGTGGGCAGATGATTAAGAAAGTTCTGTCGTTAGATAGTCCCAGTTTGGATTTCAAGAATAGACCAAAGATCATTGAAAAATTAGAAAATCTATTAGATATTGATTTGGTAGATGAAACTAATATTGCATTTGATTGGGCACACAAAATTTTAAAATCATATGATGTGGATTTAAGTCAATGAAAAGTTTTAATCATGTTGAAGACTATATTGAATATATAGGCGGATACAAAAATTTCACTAACAGTATTCTGAATAAAAAAAATATAAATTTAGCACGTTATGATGTTGCTATAGTAGATAGTTTTTGCGAACAGATACTGTTTAGAAATTTGGCATTTTCGCAAAAACAGGCAGACTTGGCAGTTTCACTAATCAAAAAATATAAAAAACAACTAGAGAAGTTTGGCATAAATGTACCAGACACTCTAGATCAATTCAGACTGCCTATAAGAAAGGTAGATCAAACTAAAATCGTAGAAATTGATCATGAAAATAACAAATTTAGTATTAAGTTTCCATACAATCAGGATCTGATATCTAAATTTAGATCATTAAACAAGAGTAGCGACAATGACGTTTATGCTAGATTCAATTATCAAAATAAAACATGGGTATTACCACTAACTGAATATAGTTTGACATATATCAAGGCTTACTGCAAGGATAATGAATTCGCTTATTCAGATGAGATACAAGATTTATATGCGTCAATAATTGAAATTGAAAATCAACCATATAAAATAGAATTAGTTGATACCGCTGATGGACTTCAGATCACTAATGCTCATCCATCTTTGCTCCTTTACATAAAAGCCAATGTTGGAGATTTAGATTATGTCAATTTACCTAAATTAATTGATTTATCTACCACACTGGGTTATACTGTTCATGAAGATTTAATCAAGAAATCAAGTCTTGATTTGCCTGATTTTGTTTTACAAAAAACAACAACTATAAAATTAAAAGACTTTGATATTAAACAGATGATGGACTATGCTGAAGAATTTGGTAGAACTCCAGTATATGCATATCTTAGTTCATATAAAACTCTGAGCAGATATAAGCATGAAAATTTGATTCATTTGGATAAATCTTGGCCTGATTCCTCCGTGCCTGTTAAACTGTTTATATCACAGTCGCCTGTGTTGATCGGAATAAAGAAAAGTACAATGCTAAAAACAGCAGAAAAAATCATAATCGTAGAACATGAAAACATGTAAAATAATCATCAAGGATGAAGTCAATCTAAAAATAGATGGTCTAGAATTAGCAGAACGCAGAGCGTTAACCAAAAAGTTTGAATACGAAATACCTGGCGCTAGATATCTACCCAGTGTGCGTTTAGGTAGATGGAGTGGAAAAGTATCCTACTTCAGTGTAGGAGGAGCATCCTATATCAACTTATTGCCAGAAATTATTCCAATAATTGATGCTGCTGGTTATGACATAGAGATTGATGATGTACGCAGTTATTCTACTTCGTTTGAATTTAAACCCATAACTGAAAATTCATTTTCACATATTTCATGGCCAGAAAAACATAGTTTAGCAGGCAAACCAATTGAATTACGTGATTATCAAGTTGAGATAGTTAACAACTTTCTAAAAAATCCACAATGTATTCAAGTAGCACCAACCGGTGCAGGCAAAACATTGATTACTGCTGCATTAAGTTCATCAGTAGAGCATCATGGTCGTTCTATTGTCATAGTTCCTAACAAATCGCTGGTAACACAAACTGAAGCGGATTATATCAACTTAGGACTTGACGTAGGTGTATACTATGGAGATCGCAAAGAATTAGGCAAAAAACATACAATATGCACATGGCAGAGTGTACTAGCAATAATTAAAAACACCCAGAATGGCGAAGCAACTTATACCATACATGACTTTCTTGAAGATGTTGTATGTGTTATTTGTGATGAGGTACATGGCGCAAAGGCCGATCAACTGAAATCAATGTTATCAACAGTAATGGCACATATTCCAATTCGATGGGGGTTGACTGGTACTATTCCCAAAGAAGAATTTGCCTCTACTGCGCTAACTGTTTGTATCGGACCAGTTATCAATAAACTTACCGCAGTTGAGTTACAGGAAAAAGGTGTACTTTCAAATTGTCATGTAAACATACTTCAACTACAAGATCATCGTGAATTTTCAAATTACCAAAATGAACTAAAATATTTGTTAGAAGATGGTGATCGTATAACATATATTGCTAGTCTGGTATCTAAAATATCCAAATCTGGCAATACGCTAGTCTTAGTTGATCGCATATCAGCGGGCGAATCGTTAGTAGCAATATTGCCTAATTCTGTATTTGTGTCAGGTAATACTAAAAACAAAGATCGTCAAACAGAATACGAAAGTATATCGGATTCAGATGGCAAAATCATCGTTGCAACTTATCAGGTAGCCGCGGTTGGAATCAACATTCCTAGAATTTTCAATGTGGTATTGTTAGAGCCAGGGAAATCGTTTGTTAGAACCATACAGTCAATTGGCCGTGGTCTGAGAAAAGCACACGACAAGGACCATGTTGAAATTTGGGATGTTAACAGTTCATGTAAATTTTCAAAACGCCATTTAACTAAAAGAAAAGAATTCTACAAGGAAGTAGAGTATAATTACACAATAGAAAAGGTAAACTGGCAACAATGAGATTATTAGTATTAGAAAACAATTCAAGTTTTGAAATCAACGAAATACCGGACGAGGTAGATGACATCAGATTTTGTGTATTAGACAACAGTGATGCAAAAAATCCAGATTATTTTTTTATTCCTCTGATATTTCTAGAAAGTTTCAATGCACCAGCACTGGTTCTCAGAATAGGCGACAGCGTAATCAAGATGCCTATTGATTGGCAATTATTGATCGGTGAATCTGAGGTAGGTGATTTAGAGGTAGTACCACTGACATCCATTAATGATCGTGGCTTTAGTGCATTTGCTTTCAATCCACTTTCAAGTTTTAGACCGACATTTTTACCAGTCGAAGTCATTGACATTTATCAAGATGTGAAATGGTATTTTCCCAAATTGAAGTCAGGCCAATTACTGGCAGTGCCACTGGAAACAAATGTCAAGGGTTCATTGTGTGCATATTTTGTAAAAGATATCAGTAGACAATGTGAAATCGTTAATTATACTAAAGCATGGTAAAATGAATCACGATTCAGAACTATTATCAAATATTTGTCGTCTGGCAGAAATATTTCTAGAAAGTTATCCAGATCATAGTGTAGAGATTGAAACATTCATTAAATGGATTTATTCTCAGTACGGATACATTTACCCACATGAGTGACAAACTAAGTTTAAACAATGAACTGTCCTGTCTTAACAAAAAAGACAAAGGATTTTACGATGATTTGACTGACGAAGAAAAGAAGAAGTTTAGTTCTTATCTGTTGCTGAAATATTGTGCAAACGTAGAAGGTGATCCTGATCTACAAGAATGGTATTTACGTGCAACAAATGAATACGTAAACGTTAACTTTTTTGATTTGAATGATCATCCAAAACTTCAATGGTTACTATTGACTGCGGTCAGTCCCAACATGGGTAATCATAGACATTACTGGATGAATTCCAAGAAAAAAGACAATTCAAGTAGTAAAAAAATCAAATTTCTGTTAAAATTATATCCAACATATAAACTCAAAGACATAGAGTTATTGGCTCAAATAAATACTGATCAAGACATCATCAATCTAGCGATTGATGCTGGAATGTCTGATCAAGAAATCAAAAAAGAGTTAAAGTAATATGCTTTCAGAGGTTGTCAGTGCTTACATAGAAATGAGTAAACTAGTTCCTAAAGTTGAGGCAAAATATACCTGTAAGTATTGCAAAAAGTCTTTCATAAAAGAATCTACGCTATCTACACATCTATGTGAAAAGAAGCGTAGATTCCAACAAGAAAAAGAACAGGGTGTTCAATTAGGATTTCAGGCATATCTGAAATTCTACGAGGTCACACAACCTAGTGGCAAGAAAAAATCATACGATGACTTTGTAGACAGTGATTTCTATATAGCATTCGTCAAGTATGGCAGACATCAAGTCGGTATCAGAACCATCAATTTTGCTAGTTACACTGCTTGGTTGTTAAAAAACAACAAGAAGATAGACAACTGGACCAAAGATGATCTATACTTAGAGTGGATGAAATCTTATCTGTTGAAAGAGACAGTAGAGGACGCACTGGATCGCTCTTTCAAAGAGATGCAACATTATGCTGATGATGATGCTATTTTAGCAGACAATTTCAACAACTATTTTAGACTCGGCTCAAAAAATAGAATTGTAGATCATATTCGTTCTGGCAGAATTAGTCCATGGATCATATATAATTGTCAGAGTGGAATAGAGTTCTTAGACAACTTAAATGAAGAGCAGGTGAACTTGATACTTCCATATATTGATCCAGATGTATGGCAGAAAAAATTCATTACTAGCAAATCTGATGTCAACTGGTTGAAGTCAGTACTAAAGGAATCAGGGTTATGAACGAAGTACATGTTAATGTTGAAGGCCTTAATGACGCATATAAACTTTTGGATAAACTAGCAGAGGCAGGATATTCAAAGCAAGAAGATTTCACATGGGAATACAAAAATCATATTCGTGAATTTTCCTTTGACCAGCCTGAAGTAAAGCAACGTATTGTTACATTTTGTTTTAATGATCCATTAGTTGCATGTTGGTTTAAGTTAATTACATGAATAACGTAAAATTTTCTAGTGATATTGACATAGATTTTGCATCCCGTGATGATGCTTTGAAACTGTTGAAACATGTTCCCGCATCTATCAACAGAGACGGCAAATGGTCTAAGCACAATACTGGAGTATACTTCACAGATATTCCAGTAAATCCTGACAATGGCAATGCAAGTATAGACTATGAAGTCGCAGAGGATCGTGGATATGTAAAACTAGATTTTCTAAACGTACATGTTTATAGTTTAATATCCAGTAAAGAACAGTTAAATCAACTGTTAGCGCAATCGCCAGATTGGAATAGCATATATAATGCTGATTTTTGTTCAAAGGTTATTCATATAAACAATCATCACGCAAGTTTGATTAAGATGCCAGAGAGGATAGATTCTATCACAAAACTGGCAATGTTCTTGAGTGTAATTCGTCCATCTAAGCGACATCTAATAGGCAAAAGTTGGGATGAAGTAAGTAAAACTATCTGGGAAAAACCCAGCGATGGTACTTATTACTATAAAAAATCACATGCCGTTGCGTATGCACATTTAACTGTGGTACATATAAATTTGTTAAATAATCTTTCTAATCAAAGTAATTGATTTTTTCTTGCTACGTTTTTGTGCTGCTTCTTTTAGGCTAAGAACTGGACCATATTTAATAATAACATCTTTGCTATTAAACGTTTTAAGCGTGGGTCTGAATTGTATCCAATCTGATTTAAGAAATATATTGATTGGTACTAATCTATTGCTTTCCCACCACCATATTTCTCCTAGTTCTAGATATAATTTCTTTTGATCTTGAAATTTAATCACGCCATAATCATAAATACTGGTAATTACATCATCTAAATTTTGTATTATCCCAATATATTCTTGTCCACCATAAGTGATATAACTTAAAAACGGATAAGAATCTAGTAATTCTTTATAATTTTCTTCCATTCCAATATTTATTTATTGGATGGAAGACTATTTATTTCTGCCGAGATTGTAATAAATACAAGATGCAAACAATAACAAGTTATTATTATGATAACACCATAGAAGTACAGTTAGACGTATCTGCGGTGGGATTAGATATAAACACAAATCAAAGGAACAGAGTTGTGTACACACGAACAATACAAATGTATAAGAACATTAACAATGTTCTAAAATTTCAATTTCTTAATTCTGAACAAAAGCCAATAAATTTGGGAAATAGATCAGCAACATTCAACGTTGTTGATGATTATGTATTTGCAAATGCCAATGTGGTGTTAAGTTCAAATATTACGATATATAACAGCAGTCAAGGTTT